ATATTCCCCGCCCGCGCGCTCTTCACGACGTTGCTCTACGACGTGAAGGACGAACGCAAGGGACGCAACCGCACTGCCGACTCTGGCTCTGGGCGCGACAAGGCGCTTGTCAAGGTCGGAACGATGCTCCACTCTGTCGGCTACGAAATCAAGGGGTGATGGATGTCAGTCAATCTTCACAAAATCGTGCGAAAGGCGATTCACCACCTGCACTCCGATCAGGCCGCCACGCTCTACCGCTCCACGGGTCGCTACGTCGACGGTGAGCGAGGGGACGCCGTTCAGCTCTTCGAGGAATGCGGGGAGCGGACGACGCAC